ATGGCATTGTAACAGTAAGTGTTGTGCTTGATGGAACTGTTGTTACCATAAATTTTTTATTATCAAAATCAGATGAACCAAAGTTAGAACCTGTAATTGTAGAAAAATTATCTAACAAAATAATGTCTGATGCACTAATCCCATGATCACCACTAAATGTTATTGTAACTTCAGCTGATCCGTTAGTTGTAGTAAACGCACTTGTAAGCGTAGTTGTAGATTTAATTGGATGTATGTCATAAAATACGCCACCTGAATATGCATATAAAATTCTGTTTGTGCCTATGATTGCATATTTTCTGCCTAGACTATTTACATAATGATGAAGACCACGTCCCGCACCAGTTAAATTACTCTCGCCTAATTGTTTCCAACCACCTATTTTTTCAGGTGTACCATATCTAAAACGAACATTATCACAGTCAATCCATTGACCTTCTGCTCCTGTTGGCGTTATCTGTTTATTGATACCCGGTTGAAAACCTATTTTTTGTAACATAACTACCTTCCATTTGTCGGCACACCATTGGAATTTACGAAAGGTGATTCCGCTATCGCATAATATATAAAAGTATTTCCAGATTGATTAACAGCTACACTTGATGTATTTTTCCAACCAAAACCGTTTGAAAAAAATTCTCCATAACTTACAGTGCCCTCTGTAGTGGCAGCATTAGCATAAAGGTATTTACCCTGTGGATTGTCCGCAGATCGTTTTACATCGATGAGCAGCCATCCATTTGTAGCAGACGCATTTTTAACAAGTAACCACCCAACATTAAAACCTGTGTGTATAAAAACATCAGCACCGGTACCAACATAGGACCCCGCTTTAGCATAACCTTTTACATCTGCAAAACAATAAGCAACCATATTATCACTTGAACCATTGGTTCCATTATAAGTTCCTACAGAAAATACAGAAGTTGTGGGTGTTGTATCGTTCCAATACATACTACTAGTGTCTTCTGCATTAGTTGCATTCAAAAACAGTGCTCCATCATTTCCTATTCCTTGATGATAAACTTGCCAATCAACTGAATCTGTTCTATTTTTTACAATAATCATTTTAGGGACTACACCTAGTCCATGACCTATTGTTGCATTTGCACCACTTCCCGTCCAAAGAACCATAGAAAAGCCAGACGTGGTGTTAGCTGATACAGAACTTGATATACTTCCATTTGAATTTGATGCTGCTGAAGCGCCTCCGGCCTTCCAAGCCCAAGCTGCAATATTATTACCACTACCATTTTGATCGCCATCTGTTCCAACGCTAAATCCATTTGAATTAAAAGCTGTCATACTATTTGCAGCAGTTGATTCTCCATAAGTTTGACTAGGATAAATTTGTTTAGTTGCGCCCCTTACTGAATCCCAAATTCCGTGATTACCCGTGGTCGAACGGTTTTTAATCCAGACCATATCGGGTTGCATTGAAGTATCTGTTTCATCGAAAGTCTCTGCGTGAGCACTCCCTGTTCCAGAAAACATTTTCATTCTAAAGTTTAAAGTTGGGTCATCAATTGTTGTGTAGGCCATTATCCAAACTCCGCTAGGTTCTTGCTATTCAGTGCATAAAATCCCTCTGTAGAGTATTCAAAATTACCATAATTATTAGGATCTTGATTACTTGATGTTATTGAGTACATTGGAGAACCAAAATTAAATTGCCAATCATTAGTTCTAGCTGAATTAGATGAGGTATCATTCGCTCCTGTAGCTATCGCATAACTATCAGATACAGCAATTGTATAACCATTTGATCCTGCTGATGGGTCTTGCGAACTAAACCATGAACCATTTTTACCAGCATAAAATTTTAAATTATCTAAATCAATAGCAAACATAAAAATATCATTAGTTGCTGGTGATGTACTAATACCTGAAACACTATGTGCACTATTACTTTCGTAAGCACCACCTTCAGGTAAAAATAATGCATAATTTGTATTAGCATAAATCCCACCTCTAAATGAATTATGACTTTGTGCAAGACCTATAGCTGGTCTTGAGCTTGAAGAATAATTTAATAATTTAGCTTCAAAATACCATTTTCCTTGACTAACTTCAAAAGTTGATGCACAAAATTTTCCAGCACTTCCATTGTGATCTATTTCTAAATTACCCTCTGATAATGTTCCCTCTGAAAATGTTAAAGGACTTAATGTTGCAAAATTATTTGTGCAAGTATCGGTAGATTGGTCAACACTTGTTAAATTACTAACAGTCCAATCGTTATTGTTTCCTGACACATCATTACCTAAAGCTGAACTATCTTCAAAATCTAAATAAAATCCTGTTGTTCCAAAAGTTAAACCAGATACATCTTTTGGTTTCCATATTGTAGGACTATCTGCATCATATTCTCCAAATTGATCTGGGTCTAAATTAGCACCATTAATAAAAACAACTTCTGCCATATATCCTTCAAAAAAAGTTCCATTGTTTTCAGATCCAAGTTCATGTGACATGGCAGTATTTAATCGACTTGTTGTTGATGGTGCATTTCCCTCATTGCTGAAATCAGTGATTCTTTCATTATTAACATACATTCTTAATCTATCAGAACTTGTACTATCTGAACTATCCCAATGAAACACTATGTGGTACCAAGACGCTACATCTCGAAATATAGCAGTGGATACTATTCTACCATTTGTATTACCACTATTTTCGTCATTGAATTTTAATTCATCATTAGCAGTAAATTCCATTCTAGTTAGATTAGATGCATCGCTGTAAGCTGTAAATATACTTTGCCTTGAACCTAGTTTTGATCTTTTAATCCAACCACTCCAAGTCCATAACGCAGAATTTCCACCTGAACCAAAAGTTCTTGTTAATCTGTCGCTACTTCCTGAATCAAATCTTAATGAGTTAGCAACACTATATCCTGTATCTTTTATGGAGTTAGTTCCAGGTATAAGTAATGACATTAAACAACCTCTTTAGGAAATTCTGCTAAAGGTCTTATACCGTTTTCATCTCTTGTATATAAATTTTTTAATTCATCAACAGTAGTACAAGCATCTATTTGAGTTTCCATTTCATTTGATTTTGCTCGAACATTTGATCTAAAAGTTGTTATATTTGCTGGCACAGAATAATCAGTAACTTCTGTAGCTTTAACAACATACCAATCAGTAGGTGCTAATAAACCACTAGCTTGATTTTTTATAATTTGTTTTTTTTGAGATTTTAAACCTTTTGTAACTATTTGATTTCCATCTGAATCTAAGTGAGGATCACCAGCAGAAGTTCCATCAGGTGCATTACCATTATCTATTTGTTCTTGCGACCAAACTTCGTCTCTATCTTCTAAAAGTTTTGGTGTTGCAGTTCCCCATGATTTAGTAACTTTTCCATCCGCAAAATTGTGTTGTTCATTTGTATTAACATAATATTCTGGATCTTTGTAATTTGTTTGATCAATTACAACCTCATAAATACCAATAGCTTCTTTTTCAGATTTAGACCATAACTGAAAAATTTTAGCTGGATATCTTACCTCTCCTATCACTACTGATTTAGGATTATTAATATATTGTGTAATGTTATTATCTTTTATTATTGCATACATATTTTAACTCTCACTTAAATTTAATGTTCTACCTACTTCTTGCCATACAGCACCATTGTATCTGAATACAAGAATATCTGTTTTACCATCTGTTGATGTAAATGTTGGTGCAGTTGATGCTGCAAATTCAAATACAGTATTAAAAGCGATTGTATGAGAACCGTTATAATTAATTTCTAAACAAATAAACGAACCTTCAACAGAATTAGTTGGTGCAGAAAATGTAGTATTTTCTGTTGTTAAATGGTACGCGTTTGGTTTTGCTTGCACATCCCAAGCTACAGCGTTTGATGAAGATGTTAATGCTTGTTGTGGAATATAAGCTAAATCGTTAAATTTAATGTATCCAGCTCCTTTTGCTGTAAATTCTATACCAACATTTGTGTCACCGCCTGATGCGGCAAGAGCAGGGTTATTTCCTGTTGCAGCATTAGTTACTTCTAATTCGTTTACTGCTGAAGATGTTGTTTGAAATATAATTTGTTCGTTTCCATTTGCATCTGCAATAAAACCTGCATCTGCAATTTTTGGAGCTGTCAAAGTTTTATTAGTAAGTGTGTCTGTAGATACTAAAGATACTAAAGTTGAATCTGCACCAGCAGGTAATAACATACTATTAGTAACACCAGCAGAGTGGGGTTGTGCTTTTATTTGCTGACCATGTGAATTATTTTCACAATTAAATTGTATAGCACCTGAGTTATCATTACCTCTAACAGTTACATGCCCTGTTCCTTTTGCTTCTATATCAAGGTCTATATTAGAATCACCACCCGTTGCTGATAATTTTGGTCCACTACCTGTTGCAGCGTTTGTTATATCAAATTGATTGACTGCTGAACTAGTTGTTTGAAATATTACTTGTTCGTTACCATTTTCATCACCAATAAAATGAGCATCATCAATTAAGATATTGTGTGAATTAGTATCTAAGTTACCACCTAATTGTGGTGTAGTGTCATCAACTAAATCACTTGTTAATGAGATTGTAGAAATATTTGGATTAGTTCCATCGTCTGCTTTTGCATATGCAATTACAGTTTTACCACTTGCAACTGCAGCTGAAGTTCCTGTACCTGTAACATATTTAAATGTTACAGTTTGAGAACCAGATGTTGCATTTTTTAAAAAGTAAAAGTTTTGAACGTCTAAAGGTATTGTTACATTTCTAGCTCCTGTAAGAGATCCTGTAAATTCTATAACTCTATGTGAAAGAGTTGCACCAGTCGATCCATCTGATACGGATAATGTTGTGTCTCCTGAATCAGAAACAGCTTGAGTTGTATAACCACCAGATATTTGTTCAATAATTTGTAAATTAGTATTAGTCTTTGTACCCCAAGTTCCTGCGTTTTCACCAGTTGCTTGAAGTTCAAC